CTTCATCTGATTTCCATGGTGCCATATGCTCATATCTTTCTAGATTTACATATGGTGGGCTCGTTAGAACGAAGTCATATTCAATCTTGGAGAAATCAACATTCAAACAACTATCCCATATCATATTGATAGTTGAAGTATTAATCCTAGCTTGCCTATTGAGATATTCCCTCATGTTATCATATGCGGGTTTCATTTCGATATTAGTATCAATACCCGTGTAATCTATACCAAGACTCCACGCACCAAGCATACGCCCACCCCAGCCCGCAGTCGGGTCTAGTACAGATTTGGCATCGTATTTTTTATATAAGTATTTGGCTGTGGTGCTTTTGAACATAACCACACTACCGAGGTTGATTCGGTAAGCATCAAATATATTACCCGCTGTAGATAGTCCTGGGCGGCATCGTCTGATTGTTGATTTGATGAGCTTGTCCCATTGAACTGGATCAGCAGCAACATCATATATTGTCTTGCCATTTTGCTTCTGGCATTTTAGTAGATTTTTCAGTTGAAAATGATATAGGAATGGATTGCCAGAAAAATTGTTGTCATTAGTCTTGCCAGTGAACTTATCGATGTTGGCTAAGTCTCGATCCAATTCTATGTCTGAGATAATCTTATGGTTTTCGATATCTTCAATAGTTACCGAAAATTTATTAAGTTTGATTTCAATATTTCTAAACAGACATTGATGATCTGGTTTCGTGATTAAATCTGCATGTGCGCATTTGTGTTTTGGATTAACACGTATTGCAAATGCTCCATGTGTGTTAGACGTTTTGAGTTGATTTCGTGTTTTCATTTTTAAATTATAGCATTATAAAATGGTAATGTCAAGTGTCCAGTTTAATATTACCTGATCGGCCATCACCTTTCGGTAATGCTGCTCTGGGCCGTTTGCCCGAATAATCTACATCCTCAACGTGTTTAACTTCAGCGCCATGGTTTCCCTGACCAGATTTTACCATGTATGATGCCGCAGCTGCCGAACCTTTACCAAATTTGCCTTCACCTGTTGTGGCTTCCTTACGGACGTAATGGTTTAATTCTGGATGCTTATCGTGGACATCATCCAATGCTTTTTGTGCGGCCTTGCGATGGCCTTCCCACTGAGTGCGTGGTGTAGTTTTCATCTTGTTTAGATGTTTACCCACTTCATCCATTTTTTTCATAATATGTGAATGTGCTTCGTCTTTCTTTTCTTTAGATAGTTTTTTATATTTTGGATGATTGTTCAGCATTTCTCGCGCAGCGTGGTCATGAGTTGCTTTGTTTTCTTCTGGACCACCCGACATTAACTGTGAGCCGCCGCCCTTTTTCATAGATAACTTTAGACCTACCTTAGGTGAACTACCTTCTTTCTGAATAGATACGTCGGCTTTTGATGTTGCGCCTTTAGTCGCTCCATGTTTCTTCCATGTGTCTGTAACGTCACCCTTAGCACCACCCATGACGGTGGCTTTATGTTTCTCGGCTATTGCTTTTTTAAAATCTGGATGATTTGCTAGAGCATGGACAGTATGCATAGCGGTTTCGTGTTCAGCATGATAACTTGCTTTTGCTGCCTGTGTTTTCTTTCCGCCAGTAAACCCCGCATCGCCTGCTTTATCAAAATGAAGCGGATGTTTCTTATCTGTTTTTGCTTTATCAAGTTCCGCTGTCATTTTCTTTTTGTCGTGAGCAATACCCTTACTCACCATATGATTCCATACATTAACGTGTGCGTGTTCATCATTATACGACTCACCAGATTTGGCTTCGTATAATGCTTCTTCGTTAAGCCATGTTGTAAATCTAAGCACCGCAGTCTCCTGGTTATTCTTACTTATTTATACAAACTAATACCTAACCATGCTCCCATCTTCGTGAATGAGCCACGCTTCAAATCTACACTCAGAAAACTCACTGGCTAACTCTTTGAATGCGTCTAGGTTCTTCCGTGCGTCGTCAAACATTCGTGCTGTCTTATATGCTTGTCCAGTCATCTGAGTTCGAATGATATCCTTCTTAGCCTCAGCGCCAGGCTTGTTAATATTACCAGCGCGAAAGATATGCGACTTATTCATATTGAATCCGTATTTGCGGAATGTATCAATGAATAATTGCTTATCATCCATATCAGCCCGCGCTGTGACTACAATAAGTCTGCCAGCATTTCTTTTTAGTATTGTTTTAGCAAGACGAAATATGTTAGCAATAGGTTTTGCTGTGTCAGCAAAGTGTTTCGTGTTTCTAAACTCACTGAAATCAAACGATTCACTTGGATTCAGTTTGTAAACATTGAATTCTGCGGCTGTCAGTGATGCTATGCGCTTTTCGTTTCGCACAACATGAACCCGTGTCGTGGTACGAAACATCGTATCATCTATATCGAATATCGCCAAACTGCCATTTAGTTCTGTCATTTTAGATTGAATATCATTCCAGTTGCTTCTTGTATTTTTGCCACTGTTGTTTTATACTTTGGTAAGTCTGCAACAGGAAGTGCTTCGTTGGGCATCAAATATGCCCAAACGATCTTACTTTTCTTATCATAGATAATCTTATATAATCGTGTCGGAACACCAACTCTACCATCACCTATTGTTTTATAACCATCATCATATATACCACCAGAGATGATATACCAATCGCCTTTCTTCATGGCAAGAAGTCTTTCATTAGTTTCGATTTGTTTCCAAATTCCACGATTGTTATTTGGAACTTGTGGTACCATATTAGATAGAAAGAAACTTTCACTCATAATCTCTTTAGACTGAGTGTTATTGCCTGCTGGTGCCATATGCCCTCGGTCGTATGGCTGACCAGCATAATCATCAAGTTTAGCACGACATTCTTCTGACACATTCGAATCTGCGCGAAAGTCGTCGCTGCGTCTAAACTTACCTGTGATGCTCATTGAAGTGAGGTGCTCAAATACCGCAACTGGCGCCTTTACTTCACATCGATGAATTACCGCATAGTTCATTTTACACAATTCTTGATCACCATTTTTTGGTGTGTATGTGGGCGCACCATATGCAGTAAACTGTTTACAATCAGAATTAATATCAGCATAAGACGGCGCGCTGATCAGTAGTAGACCAATAGCAATAATAAATCTCATCAAATATACTCCTTAAGTTTTATACCATTATCTTTAAGTGCGCGTATTAGAATTGGTGTCTGTAGATTGTATGCTTCTTTTTCCCATGGTTGATCTTTGTATTTAGTCTTTAAGCAATCATATATTTTATTTCTAAATCGAGTTTTCGCAATGTCAGATTGATAGTCGTATAACTCGTTTTTAGCATATTGCCTAACGTGAACCATCTCATGCGCGAGAGTTCTTAACTGTTCGCGTAATGATTGTTCATTATCAATGTGAATAAGAAATGCTCGCGGTCTAATCGAATCATCTGACCATTCACATATACCAGCACATTTCTCGATTTCACGAAGATTGGTCAATTTTAACTCAATTTCAATATTTATTCTAGGACCAACCTCATTTTTGATCATCCATCGAGTAAGAACTCGAAATAACTTACGCCGACGTTTATCTTTTATACCATGAATAGTAATCTTGGACATAGGTCCTCCTTACATACTTAATCATAATATAGATGCATCTTTCAATCTTCCTATTTATTCTTATGATTATCCATCATTGTAGAAAGATAGTCCAATACGCGAGGGTCATCAACATCGTCAGCATCGCGAGCCCGGCGCTTGCGGTTGTCTCGCCGAGTGTTTTTGCTCTTCTTGGCATAGTTATCGTCATATTCGTCCCAGTCGCGTTTACGATGAAAAGTCTTAGACATATTACACCTTTAATCCACTGAAGTCTTTTTTGCCTACTTTTTTAGTTAACCATTTCATTTGAGATTCTTCCTTTTCTCTTTCACCAAAAGTTGATTTATCCATCACCGGACCATCATATAATTGTTCCTGTGCGCTTTGTTCTACGTCGTATAGTCGCATTCTCGCACGATCAACGCCGACTACAAATCGTCTATGAAGAGTTGGATCTGCATATCGATTCTTTAATTGTTTTATTACAATCTGATTAAGTGCTTGAAGTTCTTCTGTTGTAATCAATGCGATCATGAAATCTGCCGTTGCTGGCAGACCAAACGATTCAGATGTATCTTCAAGACCAGGATCAGAGTTGCTGTAACCCGATCTGGTTGTTTGTGTTGCGCTTACCACTGGAACATTCTTTTCTACTGCTAATCCACGAAGTTCTTCTGCTATAGATTTAATATACGTGTAACTATTTATATTTGAACCCTGTTTGATTCTTGAGGACATGCAGATATTGAGATAGTCGATATAGATAATATCTGGCGCAAAGTTTCGTTTTAGATTAAGTTCATTAATCAGGTGCCTAAAATGACCAGAGTGAGCAGCGGCGGTTGGATATTCTTTGATGATTAGTTTACCAACTGTCTTAGCAGTAATTTTAGATACTTTACTGTCATACGAAGATTTCGGTAGAGTTCCAAGTTCTTCTAACATAACATTCAATAGATTTGCGTCGATACGTTCAGCAATCTTCTCTTCGGCCATTTCCATAGTGATGTAGAGAACATTCTTACCAGCCATTAGATTAGCAGCAGCCATATGGCACATAGCAAGAGTTTTCCCGGCACCTGTGCCAGCAAGTATAATATTCAGGCTTTTTTTAGATAATCCGCCGCGCGTAATAGTATTCATGAGTTCTATATCAAACGGCACCTTTTCTTCTACGCGATGATAGAAGTCGTATCGTTCTTCATAATCTTCAAGAAAGTCATGACCAACATGCGAGTCAAAAGATACACCAAGAGCTTCTTTTAGAATATCAGGAAGATGCGCTTTGGTGTATGTTTTGTGTTTGCCATCTAAAATAGTAATACTGTTTAGAATAGCATTATGTAAAGCTCGATCTTGACAAAATCGTTCTGTCTCATCACGAAGCCAGTCTTCGATAACTTTTTCTGGCTTTTGTTTTAAGTCTTCAATAGATTCGTGTGTTCTTTTGTATTCCTCTTGACTTAAACCAGATATATTCTCAATCTCGATGTGTAATGCTTCTGATGTAGGAAGCGCATTATATTTCTGCATGAACGCATAGATATTTTCATAGATTAGTTTTTGGCAAGAGTCTTGAAAATATTCAGGTTTTACAAATGGTAGAATCTTTCTAGCATAAGATTCATCGTGTAGCAAATGACGCAACACAGTATCTTCGATGTTCATAATAAACCTTATTTGGGATTTTTGTGAATCTTCAACTTATTTGGCTTTTTTGTGTCTAATCGAACTAATTCGATTTCGCCGTCGGCATCTTTAACATATTTTAAATACCCATTATCAATAAGTAAGTCTATGGTTATTTCAACTGCTCGTTCTGTCCAGAAGTTTTTGCCAACATAAAATCCTGCTGCTAGTATAGCAAGACCAACAACTATCGCAATATATCCTGGATCAATCAACATTCTTCTTCTCGACTTCATGAACGTTTGTGATTATGTCATATAGAATAGTCGCAGTTATATCTTCAAAAGCATCTTTCTGTGCGGCTGAAACTTTGTCTTCTCCTACTATAATAGTATAGTTATAAGTAAGAGGAACTGTTTCTGCGTCTCCATCTTCTCCAATAGAAACTACGTCATAGTTATATGTGACATCTTGAAACTCACCAGATTCAATCTTAATACATACAAAATCTTTTACTTGAGCATTCTCAACGAGAGAATATTCAGGCGGCGTCGGTAGATTCGTCATTGACTTCGACATGTGTTTCTTCTCCATATTGTCCGTATTTAAACTCAACTCCTGCTGCGACATCTAGTTGGTGTAGAATGTCGTCAGTGAAAACGCTTTCTGGGTTTTCGTTAATCGCTTTACCAAAAACTTTTGTGCCATCAGGTAGTTCATACCGTGTGCTAACTTTCTTGATGATGTTATATTTTTCGGCGAGTTCAAGAAGCCCATAATATCTATCTAGTCCTCTGTCATAAGATAGTTTTACATCAACCATCTTATTCTCTTTAGTGAAGCGGCTCTTGTTCATCTTACAGTGAATAATATTACCCACTACATCGGTGCCCTCTTTATCTTTCTTCTTAGAAAGAAAGACGATCTGAGATGCAGCATAACGAAGACCATCACCACCGCCCATGACTTTCTCTGGAAAATAAGAACCGATCTTATCGCCAACATGATTTGTGACCATCATCGAACATCCTGCTTTGGCAAGTTTTAGTGACAGTGCGCGAAATGTACCACGAATCAATTGAGCGCGAGTCATATCACGAGTGTCTTTGCCCTCATTGATATCGTCAGTTTCTTTGTTCGTAGATAACTGCCCAAGAGAATCTAGAACAATCATCATTGGTGGGCGTGTCTTCTTATCTGCTTCAATATATCTATCAAGAGTTCGCGAAACATGTGTGCGAAATCCTTCAACAGTTGATTGTTCTGAAATAACAACTCGTTTGGTATCAATGCCGCGTTCTTGCATCATCTGTTTTGTGACGGCTGCTTCAGTATCATAAAACATGACACCCGCTTCTAGATTATCGTCTAGAAAACGTTTTACCAATCCAAGAATAAAGAATGTTTTGCCTGTAGCAGATTCGCCCGCAAATGCTACAATCTTATTGTTGGGAACACCACCATGAATGCTGCCAGACAATACCGCATTTAGAATATACGAACCTGTGTCGATAGTGCCCGTAAACTCTGAAGAATGAAGACCATCATCAACCATAAATGTATCGGCATCACCAATCTGTTTTACCATATCACGAAAAAAACTACTCATTACAGTTCATCCTTTGTTATAATCACGCCCATGTCTTTCCATTCCTTACCGTTGGTTTCTACAGCATTTGCGTTCTGCTTCAACCACTTCTTAGCTTCTATATCATACTTCTTCTTAGCGTCTTTGTCAAGAGGTTCTTCTTTTCTGGTAGTGGTCATGATCAATAATAATGAAAGTGGATCTAATACTAAAACCAACAATATGATTATGCCACGAACCGCACTATCCAATAACCGAGAATCGCTTCTACCATAAACCAACTCGGCAACATATCGAATTGGACCAACTTCACGCTGAATATCTCGCATTGCTTGACCAAGCGGCATTCTTTCATCTAGAAGTTTATCGATATTATTCTGTGAATCTTTAATCAGTTGGTTTATCGTGCTGCGTTCTTGTTCTTGTGCCCGCCGAGATTGTAGCCCCTTTGTGGCCTGATCTTTAGAAATCATAATATCAACTGCATTATCAAGTTGACGTAGAGATTCCTCGGCGCGAGTTATTCTCGTTCTTTCTCGTGAAATAGATTGGTCAACGCGGTCTAACTTAGCCTCAATATCATATGCGCTAGAAGTCTGCTCAATGTGTGCGCGGCTGAGATATCCAAATGTGCCCATACTTGTAATGAACATAAGAACAATAACAGACGCAGTAAAATATGACTTCATGATGGCTGGCATATCTTTCCAGTTTCTGTATAGATATGCGGCGGTGATTACTTTACCAAGTTCAAGGGCAGTGCCCATGATGATGATAGACCAAAATGCTCCAGCAAAGATTGATGTTAGACCACTTATTGAATACCACGCAGAAATACCAGAAATAAAGACTCCGGCAAACAATGCCAGACGCCCATCAAGGGCGACCTTCGGCTTCTTTCGCATTTTATCCTCTTGTGATTTCTAGAACTTTTTCTAGTTGTTTTTGAATAATAAGACCTCTTCCCGGCCAGAAGATATATTCTTTATCTGCAGTCTTAAGTAGATTATTAAGAAGAGGAACAATGATTGCTTCAAGCATTCTGATCTTGTCTCTAAGTTCTGCTTCACTTGCGTGTTCAGTACCAGTTTCTTCAAGACGATACATCAATTTACTTAGGGCATCAATCTTATCATGAAGAATATCAATCTTATCCTCAAACTCAGGAGAAACTTGAGAGACTTGAACTTCTGGAGTAATATCAGGAGTATCTACAGCAGAAAACCCATAATCAAAAGATAGATATTCTTCTGGGATCTTAACGTTACTCATTTATTGTAGTACCTTTTGTATATGCGCCGCTGGCTTCAAGAAGTAAATATTCGTTTAGTTGTTTTCTGAGTTTCGTTAATTCTTCAGCATAAAACTGAACAGAATACCCATCATTGCGTGGGTTATGAAACTCAAACTCACAGTGTGAGATTTGTTGTTTTAGTTCAATGATTTTGTTCATGAGAAAAAGTCCTCAATTGTGTTTCGTTTTTCATCTTTCCAGTCTATCACGTTAAGAATGGATTTCAATGGTTGTAGAAATGCTTTATCAAACTGGACATTATAATCTATATATGAATCCAGTGCGAACTCTTTTGGTAATGTGTGAGGCACAGACAGCACATTCTCGTGTATGTGATTGGGCATACGGAGATAACAAAATCGAATCTTCTCTCCCTCTTTTATCTCTTCGTATTTCTTGGTTAGTTTCATGTTATTTAGATTTTTGTTATATGCTAAAGCCCCTCGAACATGAATAGGAATACCTTCGCTTTTGCCGCGTTGTTTTTTTAATCCCTGAACTCCACGCGGAAATGCTATATCTTCGAATGGCAACTTTCTAAAAGTTTCACGAAACTCTGCGATATAACTTTGTAACATAGGCTCATCACCATTCATTATAATAGTCATTGCTCTCTTAATCGCAACTCGGCAAGACGATGGTGTAGATGACTTGATTGCCTCAAGCCCCATGATTTTTAATTTAGGTTCTTTATATTGAACACCTTCACTATTATATACATTCAGAATGTATCGCTTCTTAGCAGTCCATATACCACGGTCGGCAATATTTTCGCGCTTCATATGCATTCGATTGGAGAAAGCATTCATTCGACTCGCAAGTGCGGTGTATGTCTCTTCTAGAAATGGTTCAATCTTTTTCTTAGACACCTCATCAAGAAACGCAATAACGCGGTCTTTGGATACTTTCTTATTGCCAAAAGAATGTTTCACGATATCGTCGAATTTAATATATAAAGAATCTGTATCACTTGCGATAACAAAATCTTTATCTGTTGTGCCGAGCATTTTATTCATATAACGATTGATAGCATTCTCGGCCCAGCGAATAGCCAACTGACCGCCAATAGTGATTGCTGTTGCTTGTCTCAAATCAAAGAAGCGAAAATATTTGTTACCGAGTGCGCCGTAACATGAGTTTAGATTTACTTTCTTTGCAAGTTGTAGATTTTTATACCGAGATATTTGTTTAGATAACTCTCGTTTTTTCTTATTGTCGTCTGTTGCTTCATATGCCTTTTGTGCTTCAAGCATCTTGTCTTTATATTGAACGCGATCAATGAATATCTTCTCAATCATTTGAGGAATAAATCCCTGCTCTTTGTTTGAGAAATAATATCCATTTGGTGCTAGACTATACCCCTCTGCGATAGGCATAATCTCATTATGATCCAATAATTGATTGATAGAAATTTGCGTGTGTTCGTCTGTGATTGTCTCTGGACTAATATTATAGTTCATGATAAGTGAAGGATACAGCGAGGTCAAATCGAACGACATGACCCAATCGTGTGCTCCAATCTGAGGGTCTTTTACATACGCGCCCTCATATGCTTCATCTTTAAAGCCATCTACTTTTGAAGGCACAGCAATTTTCTTATCGTATAGATGATTATGAGTCATGACATCCCACATTCGCACTTGAGTGAACACATCATTATAGTTTACTTTTGCGTCATATGCGAGAGTTAGAGCCAAATCGATTAACTTCATTTTATCATCGAGTTTGTCAATCAACTCAACATCGTGAATATTATACGAAATGTATTTCTGATGATTCTTCACATACAAATCGTTTAGTGAATCATATTCTGAATAGTCTAGTTTTTTTTCACCAAGTTCAATCTCAGCGATGGCATCAAGCCGATATGACTCTTGCTGATTATAGGTAAACTTTTTGTATAGTTCAAGATAATCAAGACTGCTTATTCCGCCAATTGATAGAGATGTTGCTTCTTTACCAAACTTCTGATTACTCGTGCGCTCTTGAAAGAAACCCCAGGGAGACAATTTCTTTGCAGCACCCTCGCCAAGAATGAAGTTCATTCTTTTAACGATATACGGAATATCAAAGAACGCAATATTCCAACCAGTCACAACATCTGGGTAACCGCCATACATCCATCTATCAAGGAACTTATCTAGTAAATCCCTCTCGTTGCGGCATTTTGTATATCGCACATCTTCGCGAGACGTATTATACTCGCCATATCCAAACACATGATAGATATTATGTTTACGAACTGTGATTGCGGTGATTTCATCACTTGCGCGATCTACTGATGGAAATCCATTAGCAGAACTTACTTCAATATCGATATTGGCGATTTGAATATGTTCGCGATCATACTGAACTTCGCCAGGAAACTCTTCATTAAGATAAGTGTAATCAAATCTAGGAAGACCGTAGATTTCAAAATTATCTATGCCCTCATACATTTTGAGAAAGTCTTTAGCCTCATTGATTGAACCAAATGTCATTGGTTCAAGGGCTTTACCGTGAATAGTCTTCCAACTACCTTTTGGATTTGGCAGATATAAAGTTGGTTCGAACTTCACTTTACGATTAAAGCCACGACCCATTTCATAGCCACGTAGCAATAGATTATCGCCACGTTGAACGCAGTTTGTATAAAATCTCATACGTTATCCCCTATTATGTATAATATAACATACATCGTGTGGGATGTCAATCACTTTTTAAATGGAAGAATTCCGTTGGCACTTGAAGGCACAACTAAACCAGAACCAAACATCTGATTATATGCGTTAAGAAGTTGCGTTATTGGTTCGTACATAAAAAGAATATGATCCTCATCAATCATGAGTTCCTTCTTTTCAGCAAACATCAGATAATCTGCTAGCCCCATATTTGGCTTTCCAGATTGATCTGGCATCATCATAATAATAGCAGGTTTGCTAAGTTTGAGTTTTGTCTTAAACCCAGTTGATGTTGTTGCAGTTTCTACTTTGGCAATAATGTCTTCATTGTTCACAAGTCTCATAGCAAAAATATTTAACATGTTATCTCCTTGGTGAATTATCTGCGTCGTCTTCGTCTGAATCTACTGGCTTAGGTGCGGGCTTCAATACTCCTGCTGCGCCTGCTATTTTTTCTTGTGTGCGACCAAATGCTGCCAATCCAAGTACTGCGCCCATTGCTACATGATATAGCCCCGCGCCCTGAAGAGTCAGCGGAGCCCATTGACTAGTCACTTGTCCAGCACCCAACATCTGAAGAACAGACCATAGAACAGGAGCAACCACAAAATCAAATGTACATGTGGACATATAAACCCAACCCATCATTGGGCGCCATTTATTATTCATCCAGTCTTCTTGTTTAGTTTTAGTTTTAGCCATTGAGAACCTCCAATGCGTGGTTATAATGCTTAATGCGATCCTCAAGCCCTATAAATCCACCATTAATTTTTTTTGTCATTGTCTTAATGTCGCCAGCATCAGCAAGAGCATTAAGATTGTGTGAGTTCCAAAACCAACCAGCAGACCTAGCAGCACCATCTGGTGTCTCTAGATATTCTGGCTCATTTATTAAATCGACATCTAAACCTTTACCACAATTTAAATAGTTATCATGCCCAGTAAGTTGAATAAGTCCGCGCCCGCGATATTTCCACCCATCACCAGATTCCTCATCTCCATTACCCATTCTATTGGCATAAACACGGCTTGCGATTGCTTCGGGGTTTCGTGCGTATTGCGTAGTATCAATGTCTTTGAAGTATTTTGGAAAGGTCTTAACTAAGCCTTCTGCGCTATAGTTAAGATTTTCCTTTGCGTATTGCAGATTACCGCTTTCATGACCGACTTGTGCGATAAATGCTGCGATACGCTCAGGAGTATTAATATCAAACTCATGACACGCCATATCTAATGCGACTGCATATTTCTCTACATTATCTGCTGTTGCTTCTGGTAGACACTGTGATAGAATATCTGACGTAATCATGAGTTTCTCCGTATTACTATTATACGGTTATTTAGTAAAGTTTATACATTGCCCTTATGATATTCATGTCATTTGTGAACTTGACATATGGAGTAGTATCGATATACCCAGCACTAAAGGCTCCGCAAAGATCAGCGAAAAATTGTTTTAACACACACATGATTTTTATCCTATTCTACTAGAAGTTCTTTTTCTTTTTTAGATGTTTTAGAAGAAGCATCGTTGATGTCGATCTTCTTGGACTTCTTATTATCCGGAATGATGTTCTCAAGCCAAATCTTAAGCATACCGTTGATCAGATCGGCATTCTTTACCTCGATTGTATCGGCAAGACTAAATGTACGATTAAACGCACGTTCAGCAATACCTTTGTGGAGGAAAGAATCGCCACTATCATCGGACTTTGATTTACCACTAATCTTCAGAACATTATCTTCTAGGAGGATTTCAATATCATTGCGAGAGAATCCCGCAACGGCTAGTTCAATCAGATACTTGTTATCTTCTACTTTACGAATATTGTAGGGAGGATAACCAGGAACTGATTTAGCCATATCATCATGGAATTGAGTTAGGCGTTTAAACGCATCGTCAAAGCCAATAGAAAAGGGATTTAGTGTGGGAAATAAGTCAAATTTAGTCATAGCGTTTCTCCTATTAAAGCGAGTAGTTAATATATTGAACCCCCGAAGGCAACTCAATATACTATTATTTATACAACATTTCGGCTAGTTTGTCAAGTTTTTTGTTGTCATCTCCATACAGCAAATCCCATTGCGTTGCCTGTACCAGCTTCGGATCGATAACAAGGCACATAGTCAATAAGATCCATTTTGAAAACAGTTTCCGACAATGCGCCGACACCGGTAATCCAATTTTTTGTTTCTGATGTACCAGAACGAAACATAATATTTGGTTCGTCTCTAATAGTTTTCACATCATTTTCTTCAAATGCTTTTAGCATCTTACGATCCCATTCTTCGTCAATCACAAAATGACTTAGCCCACCAGAAGCAATAATAGCAACACGCTTATCGCTATCCCAATTCCGAATAGAACGACCAATGCTTACGCCAAAATCATAGCATCTTCCGGGCTTAATCTGATTGGGTGGCCAAAAAGTATTCTGTAGAATCGGTACCATTGGAATAGCAACATCATGCATAAGACGACGAACAATGAATCCAACCGAATGTGTAATACCAATGGGCAATCCGTTTCGATCAAATGGAATTGACCTTGAAGTTGTAACGTCAAATTCATCTTCGATAGCACCAGCAATTATTTGTTCTGCTGATTTACTACAAACTTTATACATTTCATCTTGTGGAGGAAGATGTCCCTTCGCAGCAGCGGCAATACCTGGCTGCTTTTTCGCATACTCTTCTTCATCAAATGCGCGATTCAATACTTCCTTACCGTGAAAGATTGTAATCGGTGGCTGAATCTCGTCGCCAAACCATTCATGCTGATCGTCGCCAATAAGAACCACAACATCTGGCTTAGTAAAAGTAAGCATATCGGAAAGAGTATCGAGTGCTGTTTGGCACCGTGCTTGACGTTCTTTTCTAATTTCAATTTTATTTTGTTCAATCAGATAATCACACCGCCGAAGGCGTTCTAACTGATCATACGTATATGTGCCATCACGAAACGCATGGGCATTATTTGCTCGATCAGCCATCGCACGAAGATCCCACTGTTCCGCTTCAAGTGAAAGCAGAGGACCATGTGAACACCCAATACCTAAAACAATCTCAGCCATTATTCTTCATTTCCTTTTTTTGTCTTGCCATAAGACGTTCTACCATTTCGATCTCTGCTCGCGCATTTTCAATTCGAACTTGCATACGCTTTTCACGTTCAACATCTAAGTTCGGCATAATGGGAATATCAGGAACCATAAACGGTTCAGTGAGAACAAATCCTAAATCGGGCGGAGAATATTTTGGACCTTTCAATACTTTTCCTGCTTCGTTGTAAACTGGATTGCCATCTCCACCAAGTTTTGACATATTAGATCGATGAACTTCACGAAAACAACTATCAAGATCAATACCAAATGTATGCCCAGCCCCATAAACGACATACAAGAGGTCAGTAAGAGCATCAGCGACGCCAACAACGTCTTGAGACAAAATTGAATCTCTAAGTTCTTGCAACTCTTCATCGATGAGAGCCACGCGTAACTGGCATTCCTTATCTGTTGGCCAATCCGATTTAGTTTTAACATTTTGTCCAAAAGCATTCATAAACTCCTTAACCATACCAAAGTTACTTTTCATAATATAAACTCCATTTATTCTGGTGCGCGTTTATGCCCAATATTATATTTAGTGTGTAGTTGCCAGTCTCGCTTTTCTTTAAATGCTACAATTTTAATGAGAGACAATGGAGCACGATCTTCTATTCTTGTATCGTCTATGACTTCAACTAGCCCCCATTCGTCCAATAAACTGACGATGGTATTTCGTCTTTGTTTGTCTTCTTCGGAAAGGTTTGTGGGCTTTCCATCAAGTGCTAATAGTTCTTTGAAATGTACGATATAATATCGCTTCTGTTTATGAAGAATATGACAGGATTGATATAGTCTTCTTTCGTTCTTTGGAGCCACGCCAATGCGCGTCAATGTTTCACGAATCTTTAGAAAGTCTTCGGGGGCCTTAAGTCGGATCTCTATTAGTTCCGCTATTAGATTTTCGTTGTTCATTTTTTGTTCCACCCTTTTCAAGTCTACTATGAATCATGGCTATATCATCAGGTTTTAGAATCATCATCGCATTTTCCGCTTTGTGTATTCCATATCCGAAGTATTCCATAACAGCCTCAAGATCCAGACTTGCCACAGGTTTAACCCACTTAGCAAACCGTTTCTTCTTGCTAAGTGTATTTAGTAAATAGTGATATTGTAACTTTTTATCTAGATGACCATTCATATTCATCAAGTTTGCCGCAAAAATGGCATCTGGGTGATATGACATAGCCTTATTCACCATAAAGGGTAGATACCCCGTCTCTGCAGACGGGGTATCCATGATGTCAGTCTTCGTAAACGAAACTGAGTCGGCATATACGAAGGGATTGCTCATTTCTTCCATTCACTGTTGGATAGTTCAATCATTCTCTTATTGATATCCTCGTTCAATACTGTAGTCAGTATAGCACCTTTATTCATATCAATCAAGAACATATTTCGGCCGTCCTTGGTGATTCGTGTCCTGGGTTTCCGAGCGTCTTTTGGAAACTCCCATATTCTGATTTTCCAATTTGATTTTCCGCTAGGAGCCTCGACGCATACGAACATATCTGCGGTTTGGATCTTGCGGAGTTGGTTCTGCTTGAAACTGAATGCGCTTTCTTGATGAAACGGCATCTGAGTTTTCACTTCGCAGGTCTTACCATCGATTATCATATCCTTTTTCGAATCGTACTTATCTTCGGATAGATGTACAATGTGGCCTTGGAGTTCAAAGAAGGCTTTGACGAGTTCTTCGCCAAAACTTCCCATATCAATCATCTTTTTCTCAGTTCTCATCGCACATTCAGTTTAGTTTTCAGGATACGAAGGGATTAGACCTTGGTATATCGTACAACCCGCTTATCATTTTTACTACATTGCTTGGCCTTATAGAATTCGCTAGTCAGGGCTCGTGCTAATAGATGCGTTACGTAAT